GCAACGAGCGCCAGACGACGGACCGGATCGCTCAGGCGGAACGGCGCGTCGCGGCCCGGATGGATCGCTCGGAATTCCGCGCGCTCATGGCGGAGAAGCCCAACCTCGCCCGCTACGAGGCCGAGGTCGAGCGCCGCTTCGAAGAGACCTTCAAGGGCGGCGGCTTTGTCGAGCGCTCCACGATCCTCAGATGGGCGATCGGAGACGCGATGATGAAGCAAGCCCCCAAGGCCGCCGACAAGCAGCGCCGCCAGGCGGATGCGCGCCGGCAGCGCGAGACGACCCGAGCCGGCGCCGGACGCAGCGATGTCCCGGCGCAGCGCGGCAAGAAAGGCAAGTCCGCCGCCGACCGGCTGACGGATGTGACATTCTGAGGAGGCGGCTTCGCTCTCCTCGCTGAGGAGGGTGAAGATGAATATGTTCGGCCTCGACCGGCGCGTCGACGAGTTCGGCGGCTACCACTCGCCCAACATCGCCTACGTCACCAATGCTTCCGGCCAGTTCACGGCCGACATCGAGAACTTCATCCAGGACGAGGTGCTGCCATTGGCGCAGCGCCAGCTCGTCGGCTTCCAGCTCGGCGACCCGCTCACCCTCCCCAAAGGCCGCGGCGTCACCTATACCGGCACCCGCTTCAACCGCATCCAGCTCCCGTCTGCGCCGCTCTCCGAAGGCGTGCCGCCGCAGGGGCAGCCGCTCAGCATCTCGCAGGTCACCGCGACCGCGCAGCAATGGGGCGACCTCATCCGCCTCACCGACGTGGCCGAACTCACCATCAAGCACCCGGTAATGAAGCAAGCCAACTTCGTGCTTGGCTTGCAGATCGGCGAGACCCTCGATCGCAACACCTGGAACTCGCTGCTCGCCGGCACCCAGGTCAACTTCCCCAACAGCAAGGGCTCGCGCGCGGCGCTGGTCGCCGCCGACGTGCTCGATCCGCACACCATCAACCGCACCGTCGCCGCGCTCTCCAATATCGGGGCGCCGATGTTCGACGGGCAGACCCTGACCGACGAGAAGATCGACGCGCATAGCGAGGCGCTGCGCAAGCTCGCCAACTACGCCTCGCCGCATTACGTGCTGGTCGGCAACGACTTCGTGCTCGCCGACTTCGCCGAGAACAACACCGTCGTGCTCGCCTGGTCCTACAGCGACATCAACAAGCTCTACAATTACGAATACGGCTCGTGGCGCGGCACCCGCATGTGCCATTCCAACATGCTGCCGAGCTGGGTCGGGGTCTCGGCGCTCAACGGTTCCGCCGGCGCCGGCGGCACCGGCACGCTCGCCGCCGGAACGTATTTCATCCAGGCCACCGCCTCGGACGGGCAGAACCAGTACGAGAGCCGCGTCTATGCGGTGTCGTCGGCGATCGCCGCCGTCCCGGCCACCGGCTCGGTCAACGTCACCCTGCCCGCGCTCAGCGGCTACACCTTCAACGTCTATATCGGCACCACCGCCTCGCCCGCCAATCTCGGGCTCACGACCTCCGGCCCAACCGTCGGCCCGATGGCCGGGCAAGCGACCCAGCTCGCGCCGAACCAGACCGTCGTCATCACCGGCATCGGCCAGGCCCAGGTGCCGCCCGCCGCGCCCGCCTCCGGCGTTACCGTTTACCCCACCTTCATTATCGGCCGCGGCGCTTACGGCCAGGTCTCGCTCGACGAGGTCAAGATTAGCTGGCTCGACAAGGCCGATAAATCCGACCCGCTCAATCAAGTAAGAGTGGTGGGTTGGAAAATCATGTATGGGACATTAATAGAAAATAATCTGTTCTTTGCTCGCATAGAGAGTTCTTCAGCTTTCTCTGCTGCCTTCGGATGATACTTGCGAATACTAGGAGAGATATTCGATGGCAACAGTCACTCTCGGCACGAACGGCACCGGCACGCTCGCGGCGGTCAGCTTCCAGCGGTCGCTGTCGGATGCGGACATCGCCACGATCCAGCAGGCCATCCTCGATGACAAGGTGCTCGCCGCCGGCAGCACCCGGGCCTGGCCCGGCGCCTTCGCCCGCACCGGCCTGCTCTACATCCCGAACCGCGGCGTGCTGCAGGTGCTCCCCGGCGATTACGTCGCCACCGACAGCAGCGGCTGGCCGATCCTGATCTCGCGCCAGGCGATCGCGGCCGGCGGCACTTCCTGGACCCACACCTGAAAGAGGAACGCCTCATGGCAGCAAAGCCGCCGCCCGAGCCGCCCGTCACCCCCGCCGCCGAGCCGCCGGTCGAGGACATGCCCCTCGGCAACGAGGAGACGCCGCTTCCCGGCTCGCCCGAGCCCGTCGAGCCCGACGCGCCCGAGACTGTGGCCGAGACCGCCGGCGTGCCGACGCTCAGCGCCAAGGAGATCGAGGAGCTCCGCTACCGCGCCCGCAAGGATGCCGAGCGCGAGTTCAAGACCAAGCTGAAAGACAAGGTGCTCGCCGAAGAGAAGAAGAAGGCGCGCGAGCAGCTCTCGATGGCCGACAACGAGCACCTGAACGGCGTGCTGTCGGACATGGTGCGCATCACCATCGATATCCCCGAATTCTCCAACGTGCCGTGGATCCAGTTCAATCAGCCGAACGGCCAGTGCTACATCCACGGCCAGACCTATCCGGTGAAGCGCCATGTCGGCAACCAGCTGCGCGAGAGCATGCAGTGGATGCGCCGGCACCAGAACGAGATCGACGGCAAGAAGCGCAACCGCCAACTGCCGGATGGCCGCTTCGTCGATGTCGTCACCGGGCGGGTCAGCGACGGCCGCACCGTATCAGCCGCAGGGGAAGCATAAATGCCCGACCCCGCCGAGAAGATCGCCCATCTGCCGCAGCAACGCGACGACAAGGTGTTCAATGTCGAGTGGACGGTGAACATCGGCAAGGACCGCCAGGCGCGCATCCTTACCGACTTCCCGCAAAGCGGCGACCCCAAACTCTTCCATGACCGCCTCGACCAGATCGACGCCGCGCTCACGCGGCAGAAGGCGCGGCACGAGATCACCGAGCTCGAAGAGTTGATCGAGCAGGCCCAGGAACAGGCCGCGACCTTCCAGGCCGACCACGACGAGGCCGAGCGCGACCACCAGCGCAAGATCATCCCCCTCGACGCCAAGCTCGAAGAGGCGCGGCGCCTGGCCGCCACCACCGACCAGGAAGCGCGCCAGGAGCATGCGCGCAGCGACAAGCGCGGCGCGTACAAGCCCGGCAACATCACCAAGCAGCGCCTCGACCGGATGGAGAAGATCGCCGCCGAGGTGCAAGCCGATAAGGACAAGCTCGAGGCCGAGCGCACGGTCGCGCTCAACAACCTCCAGGTCAATCTGCGCCGCCAGCAGAAGCTGATCGCGCGCTTGCATAAACAGGTCGAGCAGAAGCGGGCCCTCACGGAGGAGCGCGCGTGAATGTCGCTCACCAGCGCGCAGATCGTCACGCTCGCCTGCCAGACGGCGCGGGTGCCGGGCTACACCGCGCAAGCCGGGCAACTGCTTAACTCGATCCTCTCGGATCTGTGCCAGACCTACGACTTCGACATTGCCAAGAAGACCTTCAACTTCAACTTCCTCACCTCGCAGGTGGTGAACCCGGCCTATCCCAACATCCAGGCCGGCGGCGGTCCCTACCCGCTGCCGAACGATTTCCTGCGCTGCAAGAAAGACGACGTGATGTGGTTCTTGCAGAAGGTGCCGTATCCGATGATCCCGGTCGATCTCTCGGAATACGACTGGTACGTGCAGCAGGCCGGCAACCAGGCTTACCCCTACATCTTCGCCACCGATATGAGCCAGACGCCGCCGGTCGCGGTGGTGTGGCCGGGCGCGTCCGGCGCCTACCCCTGCATGGTGCGCTACTGCGCGCAGATGCCCGACATCGATACGCCCGAGACCAGCGCCACCGTGCCGTGGTTCCCGAACCAGCGCTATCTCGTCAAGCAACTCTCCTCGATCCTCATGGATCTCAACGACGACGATCGCGCCGCGGGCTTCTACGCCCAGGCCGAGGATGTGCTGCGCGGCTACCTCACGATGAAGGACGACAACGCCAATCGCGCCAAGCGCGTGACGCTGGACCGCCGCCGCTTCAGCCGGAACTTTAGCTCGCTGCCAAACACGAAGACCGTTGGATGGTGACATGCAGCGCAACTCGAGCGTGATCCGCATCGGGCCGCGCGGCCTGTCGGACGCGAGGGACGGGACGTTCGCCTTCGCCGGCGCCATGTCGGTGCTGCAGAACTTGATCCCGTCGCCGGGCGATCGCGGCATCGTCGTGCCGCGGCCCGCCGCCACGCTCATCATCGAGGACTTCGCTCCGACCATATCCGGCGCGGCGCAGATCAACGCGCTGCTGGCGGTGGGTCACTGGATCTACGGCATGATTGCCGCCACGTCCGGCCCCTATGTCGGCAAAGACGTGCCGTTCGCTTACAATCTCTCGACCAGCACTTTGGCGACCATCAGCATCCCCGGCGGTGCAGCGTCGCTGCCGACGACGCCTTCGAACTTCGGCGACTGGACGCCGCCGATCATGAAGCGCGTCGCCAGCCGCATCATCGTCACGCATCCCGGCTTTGCCGGCGGCGCGGCGCCGTACTTCGGCTGGCTCGATGTCTCCGGCTTCAGCGACACGACGCATACCGGAACGACGCATACATCGATGCTGATCGACGCGCTCTCGGTCAATGCGCTGCAGGCCGGCTGGCAGAACGGCATGACTATCGGCGGCGCCGGCATTCCGGCCAATACGACGATCACGGCGATCGCCGCCAACGGGCTCAGCCTCACCTTGTCGCAAGCGGCGACGGCCTCCGCCACCGGCGTCGCGCTGACGGTCGCGGGCGGCACGATGGCGGCGCCGGTGTGGGGGTCCGGCAACACCGACGGCTTCCCGCTTACCGCGGTACCCGTGTCGGTCGCGCAATTCAATGGCCGCGCTTATTACGCGGTGGCGAACGGGGTGCAGTTCTCGGACGCCGCCCTGCCGTGCCAGATCACCAATGCCACCCAGGCGCTGCTGTTCCAGAACGGTCTCGCGGTGACCGCGCTCGGCGGCCTGCCGCTCTACCAATCGACGAGCGGCATCCTGCAGGCGCTGATCGCCTTCCAGGGCGATTCGAACATGTATCAGATCACCGGCGACCCGGCGACCAACAACCTCTCGGCCAACGGGCTCGGCATCGGCGTCGGCACCAATGCGCCGCTCACCATCTGCCAGACGCCCGACGGCATGGCCTTCGTCGCGCCCGACGGCTTGCGCGTGATCAACTTCATCGGCCAGGTGAACCCGCCGATCGGCGTGCATGGCGACGGCGTGCTGGTGCCTTTCCAAAGCGCGATCAACCCCACCCGCATGTGCGCCGCCTACAATCAGAACGTGATGCGGATCTCGGTGCAGAACGGCGCAATCCCCTCGGTGCCGTATCAGGAATACTGGTACCACTGGAGCGAGAAGGTGTTCTCGGGGCCGCATACTTTCCCGGCCGCGCATATCGAAGCGCTGCAAGAGCCGACGGGCGCAGCCTCCGGACATGGCTTCGTGGTCGTGCAGGCGGCCCAGCCCACGGCCCCCGAGCTCTGGGGCGAGGCCGTCTGGGGCGTCGCCATATGGAGCGGGGTGGCCACCCATGCCGGGCTCAATTCGAGCGAAGTGACGCCGCTGCTGAGTTCCACCTACACCGAGAATGCAGAAGTGCT